AGAGAGGCATCCTCGCATCGCTTTGACGCATAAGATTGTTATCGACAGCCTCCGCTTGATCTTGTGTAACTTTTGCAAAGTGTGCATTGCGTTGTTCCACAAACTCTTTTGGAGTCTTACAAAGTAACAATCCGCCAATCTCAACATTGTCTTTATAACGGCTGTTGGGATCAGCTAGCAGTCTAAACTTCGGTTGCTCTTCTAAAAGTACTGGTTCCCAACCTTCACGCAGTTTTGCAGAAAGGTTGCGAGGGTCAGCGGAATTTAAAGTGGAAACACGAATCCACCGGTATGCGTAATCCGGATGCTTGTCTGGTTCAGGTAAAAGATCAGGCTGCTGCCACTGCTTAGGGCGTTCTGCCATTGATCTGTCTTCAAGCTCTCGTGCTAAACGTGCTGATGTTTCCATTTTTATTTCCTTAACTGTTCTTCCGCAACCTTACGAGCATAGAGATCCAAAGGAACTCCAAGCCGCTTGGCGATATTCACCTGTGTCTGCGTAAGCACGATCTTTTTAGGCGCTGTGCTACGGGTTGCAGGTGCAACGTTTGATCTTTTCGGCAAAGTTGGCGCATTTACCGGTTTCTCAGACTCAAACTGATCTGGGAAAACTTGTCTAACCCGAGAATTTAATTTCTCGTAATACTCGTTGGACTGAGGATCAACTCCAGATTTAACTAGCTTGGTGTGGAGTCCAAGTGCAAAGCTAGTCATCTCATCATCAGAACCAAACCACTTATTTTCTGATTGCCATGCCATAGCTTTTTGGTCTACGGGCGGCTGTTTTGTAACTTGTTGTGGTATTTGTACATCAGTTTTTTCTTCTTGTAAAGGGGCAGGCTTAAAATTGTTTACCCGCTCCATCTTGGCCTTGGCAGCAATAAGCTCCTCTTGGGCCTCGACAATACCGTCAGAATCACCTGCTTCATAGGCTTCTTTGTACTTAACACGAGCTTTTTCAACCTCGTTACCAACTACTTTTTTAGCCTGTTCTAGCAAAGCTTGCTGGTTGGTGTTCAAAGAGCCTTTGAGCTTTTTGTTTTCCTCAACCACAACTTGGGCAATACGCAGGGCTTCTTCTTTTTCCCGCTCTGCTGATTCTTTAGCACGGCGTTCTTCGTGATAGCCCTTCGTAAAATGCTGGATGCGCTTGCGCACACCTTCATCGTACTTATTCAGTTCATCTTCGGCAAAATCTTTGGGAGGCTCTTCCATGCGGCTACGCCCACGGTCTTCCGCAGGGGTGTCGTCTATTACCTCGACTTGCGTTTCACCTTCGCCTTCAATTTCATACTCGACTTTTTCTTCCTTGTCGGCTTTGGTTTCTATTTCATCGGGGAATTTATATTCTTCGTCTTTGGCCATGATCTACTCCTTAAGTTGGACGTTGAATGCCACGGGGGTCTTGTACGACCGCTTGAATAGAGTCATCATTAATGAGTCTCCATTCTGTACCGTGAATCTTCATGCGGGTTCCCGTGTTAGGACGTACTAACACAAAGTCACCAACCTTACAGGATGGGCCAGAGGGAAATCGGGCTTTATCTGCAAACGCATCGGGGCCAATCTTGGCTACAAACAGCACGGGGGATAAAAGCTCCTCGTGATACATAGCAGTACTAGATTTTAAAATCCCAGTCTCGCTAAACTCCTCTTCGGCCTTGGGCAACATACACAAAATATGGTACGTTGCTGGATCAGGCACTTGTTTGGCTTTTTCTTCCTCGGACTTGTTTAATAGTCCAGAAAGATCTACCGCCTTTACATCAAATTCAGTCATCTTCAGAGTCCTTAAGTTTACGCACGAGGTCACCTATTTCATACTGCGCAGTCTGGAGACCTCGGATAAAACCGCACAGTTCTCTGTAGTGATCGTAGGATTTAGCGCTACCATCACACAAAACTTCAGCTTGACTCTTACGATGCTCTTCAAGTTTAGAGGAAAGCAAATCTAGGATTCTTCTGTCCATATTTATCCTTTACCGGGTGGTTGTTGGCCCTGCATCATCTTCTGCATCATGGCCATCTTGTGCTGCTCGTCGCCCTGCCCCATCTTCTGCTGGGCTTGCTGCGCTTGAATCTGTTGCTGCTGTTGTTGATTTGCAACTTCTAGGGCATGTAACTCCTGCGCCTGCATGAGCTCTTGCTGCATACGAGCCGCTGCCATGTTTGGATCTTCACCCATCTTGGCCGCGCCCTCGCGTGCTTTGAGTCCAAGCTCTTCCGCTTTAAGCTGCAAGTCGCCACGTACTTTGAGCTCTTTGGTCTTGGCTTCTTGCTCTTTGATTTTGAGTTCAGCTTGCTGCATTTGCACCAGCGGGTCTTGCGCCATTTGCTGGGCTTGCTGCTGTTGAGCCTGAGCCATGTTTGCGTTGAGAAGCTGAGCGGATGCTTGCGCGACCAACTGAGACAACTGAACTTCTACCTGCTCTGGCAACTGCTCTCCGGGTGGTGGGAGCGGCACGCCCATCTGCTCTTCAATTTTGCGACGGTATGCAAACGCTAAGTGTTCTGCAATGTGCGCTTGGATGGCGGCCATCATCTGCTGAGCCATGGGGTTCTGACCCATCTGCGCAGCAATCATCGGATCCTTCATAAACGTCGTATGCACAGCAATGTGCGCGTCTTGATCTTGGTAGATGAACGCTCTTGTAGGCTCGCCTTTGAGGAAGCCCATGTTCTCGCTAATTGGATCTTTCGGCTTCTCGTCGTCCTTTGTAGGCACAAGTTTGTCTGCGTTCTTTATGCCCAACACTTCAATCATCTGTCTATGCAACTGCGGCAAGTCATAGATCTGCGGGGCTTGCTGCGCCAACTGAATAACAGCTTGGTACTGCATGATGCGCTGAGCCATCGTCGCGCTGTTGGGGTCACTAACTGGAATGACATCAACTGCATCGTAGTCAGACTGCTTGGCCATGCGGTCGCCGCTTGACGGGTCGTACTCATACTCAGTGGGAGCGTAGTCACGGATGATGTTCTTCAAGAGCTTAAACTCTTGCTTCATGCTGTAGTGCACACGCGCTTGCACCGCACTCATCGTCTTCAACTGACGCTCAAGAATAGCCAGCGTTGTACCAACAGGTGCGTTAGCACTCATGTCACTGACCTTCATGTCAGCAACAGAACCCAGTCGGCGACCTTCTTCCGTAATCTTGTCTAAGAGTCCCGCCAGAACCTGTGATGGTTCTTTGTATGGCAGAGCCATGATGTTGTCACGGATTGAACCAGAAGGCACGTCCATGTCACGGAACTCACCGGGAGAAATTGGGGTATCGTCGTCTTTGATTCGCAGACCGCGTGTCTTCAAACCACCGGGCAGATTGCTTAGTGTGCCAGCATCAATGAGTTGCCTAATAAGAGATGTACCGGCCCGGGCATAGCCACCAATAAGGTGTATGAAGCCAAAGCCATAAGCACCAAAGCCGGGTATGTAGTCGTACTGGACAAAATGCTGGCGCTTAATCTTAAGAGTGTCTTCTTCTTCCCAGTTACGGTAAATAGAAAGAATTTTATTCGTACCTTTGTCAATAGAAATAATATATGGAAGCGCAATCTCATCTTTATCTTCGTAGCCGGGTAAGTTGTAATCAATTTGAATTTCGTAGATCTGATAGCGGTCATCATCTGTAAGCGAGTAGCCTTGCTCATCCGCTTTTTTCTTCTCTACGTCTGTGTGTACCTGCGCAGGTTCACCCAACTCAACATCTTTGTAGAAGCCCGCAACTTGCAACTTCTTAATGTCGTTCTTTGTCTTGCGCATAATGTGAGACACACGCTCTGCCGTACGAGCACCGGACGAGCCGTAAGGAATGATGATGTCTTCAGCAGGAATAAACACCGAGGTCTGACGACCCAAACTGGGATCAAAATAAACTTTCTTGAACGCCGATCCAGCCAAACCTAAATTGAACAACATGCGCTCATGCTCAGGGCGATACTCTGACATTACTTCTGTCAGTTGGTAATTCATGTCTTCTCTAACGCGCTCCGCCGCCTGCTCTTTAAGTTTATCAATTGCGCCGATGATCTCGGTTTTGACCGGGCCTTGAGCAGGGAACGTTTCAATGATAGTCTCACTCTGGAACCGTACAGCAGCTTCTGTGAGTACCGTTGAGTAAACACCGCAAGCACCAAGCCACGGTTCAGTCCGTTCCTCATACTTCATCCCCAGAACATCTAGTCCTTTGACAAACATCTCAACCCAGTCTTTGCGGGAAGCAATGTCGCTATCAACATCACCCATAATGTCTTCAGCTACTTTTTGCAGCTCGCCTTCATCCATAAACTCAGCAAGGTTGGAGTCAAACTCTTCACCTTCGTTATCTTCACCGGGTTCAATCTCAATTTCTAGGCCGTCCATGCCAATGCGAACACCCTCTGGGTTCTCAATCTCAATTTCAATGTCGGGCATGCCGCCCAGCTCTTCTATACCGAGAGGTGCTGCATATAAACTTTTTTCAATTGAACTTGTAGCCATTATTAATCCTTAGTAGTACGCTGCGCGTCTGCCCGATTTAAACAATCTAACTTCGTCTAGTTCATCACTAGGAAGTCGAAGGAATCCACCTTGCCTAAAACGCATTAAAGCAAGTGTGGTTGCGTCAACCAAGTCGTCATGCTCGCCTGACGGGAACGCTCCAATCTCATCAACCAATTCTTCAGCCCAACGAGTATCAGGAACCCACACTTTCCCAGAAGCGATTATGTCCGATACTGCGTTTAAGCGGGCAATTTTGTCTTGCCCTTTACCCGGCGTGAACTCTTGCACAGGAATTCCCATGGCTCTTAGTTCATAAATCAGCGGGCCACCCGTGGCTTTCTTCTCAATGAGCATCCCGTCGGGCTCCCACTCGTTGTATTCATTTAACACATCTTTTTTCAAGTCAACCCACTCAACTCGCTTGCGGTATGTGTTGAGCAGAATAATGTTTGGTCGCATGTCATCTTCTTCACAATCAAAGACGCCCCACGTTGTCCCGGCAGAGTAGTCAGCCCGCTGAGTTTTCTCAAACGCCGTGTCCCATGTTTGCAAAATATAGTCACATTTGGGTGGTGTTTCGTGTGGCCAGATCTTCCACCAGTCGCGTTTGATAATTGCACTCTCATTGCCTATTGGGTTTTGCTGATATTGCGCCTGCCACTTAGAATTTGGCAGCTCTTCGTGCAGTGCTTCAAGCTCTTCTTTGCTCCAAAACTCAGGCCATACAGGGTTACCTGAAGGCATAATTGCAGGAAATTCAATCACTTCCCAGTCATTTTCACCCCGCAAAGCTGCATTTTTAAGCACTTGACCGGTCAAATCCCGCTGTGCCCAGCGTGTCATCACAATTACAATTGCCCCACCGGGTTGCAAACGCTGACGAGGGCCGGATGTGTACCACTCATACACCTTGTCATACACTTCTGGGTTGCTTGCTGCCATTGCAGCTTCTTGTTCTGAGTGCGGATCGTCAATAATGAGCAGGTCAGCACCCTTACCGGTCACTGCACCCCCCACACCAATCGCAAAATAGTCACCACCTTTGCTGGTATTCCAC